AATCATGGAGGCAAATGAAACGCTTACAAGACTTGCAGTTGAGAAAGAAAAAGTAAAAATTTCTCAAGCTGAAAGAGAAAAAAGAGCGGAATCACTTAAAAAACAACAGGAAGTCCCGGATCAAGCAGAGCAACAGTTTAAACAACAACAAGCTCCAGTTAGTCAAAAAGCTCAACAATGGGCTGAAGACAACGAGTGGTTTGGGTCCGATAAAGTGATGACTTCTGCTGCTATGGGCTTACACGATGAGCTTATGGGGGAAGGGTTTGACGCTGAGAGTGATGCCTATTATAATGAAATTAACAAACGTATAAGGGATTATTTCCCTCATAAGTTTGCTGATACTGAGACACAAGAAGAACCTAGACAACGTCCCGTTCAGAACGTTGCTAGTGTGTCTAGGAAGCAAAATGGACGCCGATCTGTGAAACTCACCAAGTCACAAGTAGCGATCGCTAAAAAATTAGGGGTGCCACTAGAGGAATACGCAAAATACGTGAAGGAAGGAAAATAGTATGAATACAAAAATAGATAAATCCTCACGCGAGTCTGATACGAGAGCAGCTAACGCTCGTGTAAAAAGTTGGACTTTACCGTCCAGTTTGGATGCGCCACCTGCGCCAAAAGGTTTTATCCATAGATGGATAAGAACTGAAGTTGCGGGTTTTGAGGATACAGGAAATGTGTCTAAAAAACTTAGGGAGGGTTATGAATTTGTCAGAGCAGATGAATATTCTGATATTGATAAACATAAATATCCCGTCGTAGCTAAAGGTACCTATCAGGGGTGTATTGGGATTGGAGGCCTTGTGCTGGCAAGGATACCTGAAGAATTATTAAAGCAGCGTAGTGACTACTTTAGAAAAGTCACTCAAGATCAAATCAACGCTGTCGATAATGATCTCATGAAGGAACAGCACCCAGGAATGCCTATTAATATTAATAGACAGTCCAGAGTGACCTTTGGTGGTGGACGAAAATCTTAATTTATTAGGAATCTCTACCAACTTAAGGCGGCTTAAAACTAAACTTAAAATAGGAGAAAAACATTATGGCAAACGTAGTGGAAAAGTTCGGTCTAAGACCTTACAGAAAACTAGACGGTACGCCATTGGTTGGTGCTCAAAACAGATATACTGTTGAAGCGAATGACTCAATTGCAATTTACCAAGGTGACTTGGTAACTGTTACTGGTGACGGTAACGTTGCAAGACATTCTGCTGGAACAAGTACAGCTGTTGTTGGAGTATTCAATGGATGTTTCTATACAGATCCTACTACTAAGAAGCCGACTTACAGCAATTATTACCCAGGTTCGGTAAACGCGAGTGACATCACTGCATTCGTTGTTGACGATCCAGATGCGGTGTTTTTAATTGATGCGAACGCGGCTTTTACTAGAGCAGATTTGTTTGCAAACTATTCAGTAACCGATACGACCGGAAACACAGACACAGGAATATCAGAAGTACAGCTAGCTGTAGCTTCTACTGGTACTGCGAGTACATTCGTCCTTCAGGCGATTGACATCTCTCAGGACCCAGATAATAGCGACACTTCAAGTGCAAACGCTAATATTCTTGTGAGAATCAACAATCACTTCTTTAGAAGTGGTACAGGCATATAGGAGAATAAAATATGGCTATATCAAGATCACAACTAGTCAAAGAACTAGAGCCAGGTTTGAATGCACTATTTGGCCTGGAGTATGATCGTTACGAAAATGAGCATGCTGAAATCTATACAACTGAAACTTCAGACAGAGCGTTTGAAGAAGAAGTAATGTTATCAGGTTTTGGTTCTGCTCCAGTAAAACAAGAAGGTGCAGGTGTTGTATTTGATCAGGCAACTGAATCATTCACAGCTAGATACTCTCACGAGACTATCGGCCTTGCTTTCTCAATTACTGAAGAAGCGATCGAAGATAACTTATACGACAGACTTGCAGCGAGATACACAAAAGCTCTTGCGAGATCTATGTCAAACACCAAACAAGTTAAAGCTGCTGCTGTATTGAACAATGCGCAAGTAACTACTGTAACTGGTGGTGATGGAGTATCATTAATTAATGCTTCACACCCATTAGCAACAGGTGGAACTTTCTCAAACGTTCTAGCAACTGCTGCTGACTTGAACGAAACATCTTTAGAGCAATCTTTGATTGACATTGCTGGTTTCGTAGACGAGAGAGGATTAAAAATTGCTCTTTCTGGTAGAAAAATGATAATTCCAAAAGAATTACAATTTACTGCTGAAAGAATCATGAGATCACCTCTAAGAAGCGGTACTGCAGACAATGACATCAATGCTTTAAGACAAATGAACATGGTTCCAGAAGGATACAGAATCAATCACTTCTTAACAGATACTGATTCTTTCTTCCTTTTAACTGATGCTCCAAATGGTCTTAAGCATTTTGTTAGAAGTCCAATCAAAACAGCTATGGAAGGTGACTTCGATACTGGTAACGTAAGATTTAAAGCTAGAGAAAGATATTCTTTCGGTTTTTCTGACCCAAGATGTATCTTTGGTAACGGTAACTTACCAACTAGTTAATCTTTGTTAGGTTAATGACTATTAAAGGGCGGTCTTTATGACCGCCCTTTTTTTATGTATAATAGAAACACTGGGAATAACTAAATTTTGATATAGACTGCCCCAGCAGACGGCCTAGAGACTATATCATTTAACTAGGAGAAAAATTATGGCTAATACTACTTTCACAGGTCCAGTTACATCTTTAAATGGATTTATCGGTGGACCAAATGTAAATTCAGGTGACACTCAACAAGGTGGATCAACTGCTTTTGCAGTAACAAATGCATCTACAGTAACTAGTAGCGCAGGAGTTTTAAGCGCAGTAGGAAATGAAGGCGCAATGATTTATGTATCTAATGGAAATTCAGGTGCAGCGATTTATGCTTTTTCAGATGGTACTACTTGGAAAAGAGTTAACGACGTAGCTGATATTTCAACTACTTCGTAATTAATAATTAGTGGCTCCTTCGGGAGCCACAAACTAAGGAGTTTAAAATGGCACTTAAAGGTGATGTTAAAGCACAACAAGTAACAGGCACAGGGACTGTATTTGCAGGTAGAACTAGAATGAGAGGCATCATTGTCAACTCAAGTACATCTGCAGCTAATGGTTCAATTGCATTAACAGAAGTTGGCAATTCAAATATTGTATTTACTTGTGACGTAAGAGCAGACGATGACTTTTCATTTAATATTCCAGAAGATGGAATTTTATTTAAAAATGGAATGAATGTTACTGCAATTACAAATGCTAAAGCGACTATTATATTGGATAAATAATGGCTAAGTATGGCTGTCAAATTAAGGGTACAAGCCCTGTTATTAAAAGGTCTTTTGGTGGTGTGGCCGCTATTACGGATGCTATTGGCACTGCAGTACCGGCTAGCACTCTTAAAACAGGTATTAAAACATCAGCCTCATCTCAAGCTGAGAAGAAGGAAACAGAAAAAAAAGAACAAACTCAACAATTAAAAACTGGTGGCATGCCAAATCCAAAAAATATTCCAGAAAATCTAGGTACATATTATGGTGTTGATTTTGATACTATGGATAATAAACCTTTTGCTTATGTTCAACGTGATACTGGTAAAAGTTTGATTCGAGGCGCTGCAAAATCAAAAGATGATTTTAACATTGGATATGGAACAAAAAATTTTAAAATAGAAAGAAGTAAAAATAAATCTATAGGTAAAGGAGTCCGTGCAGGAGTAAGAAAAGGAGATTTTGAGGTTGAAGCAGGTAAAAATGATTTTGATAAATACTTTAAAATAACTTTTAGTAAAAAATTTAAAAAAGGCGGAATGCCTTCAAGAAAGAAAAGTGCAGGTCATTATAGATCAACAGAATCTGGTGCTGGTATGACTGCAAAAGGTGTTGCAGCATACAGAAGAAAAAACCCAGGATCTAAATTAAAAACAGCCGTAACGGGTAAAGTTAAGCCTGGTAGTAAAGCAGCAAAAAGAAGAAAAAGTTATTGTGCAAGATCATTAGGTCAATTAAAAAGAGCAAGTGCTAAAACTAGAAATGATCCTAATTCAAGAATTAGACAAGCGAGAAGAAGATGGAAATGTTAAATGGCATATTTAAACGCAAACATTCCGCCTATTTATGCTAAAGTTAGAAAAGAGTATTTATATGATTTGGACCCAGATAAAAAAGGTGAGTTCGATTGTGTGGTCTTTTCTATTACAAGTATACCAGGCCGCTCCATCTTATTTAACATTTTGTTACCGAATGGTGCGGTTTACTTTCGCCTGCCTATTTCAGCGTTTTTCCAAAAACGTTTTTCTAGAGAT